GGGGAGCAGGGGTGGGCGGAGTAGGAGCAGGAGTGGGAGTGGGAGCAGGGGTGGGCGGAGTAGGAGCAGGAGTGGGAGCAGGAGTAGGAGTGGGAGCAGGGGGTGTAGGATTGTCTGGCGGTGGCGGCGCAGAAGTGTCCCGGGGACCTCTAATTCGCATTCATTACATGTAATTAATGTGTAATTACAGCGTTTAATCATGCGGCATTATGATATTTGTTTCATAAAATATAATATAGTGATTATGTTAACACATATTATATTTACTTTTGCAATTAATAAGGTTTGGGTTTAGGTTTAAATGGAGCCTCAAAATGACAAAAACCAGGATTTAGTAAATGTTCAACAAAAGATCGCAACACTTGATCAACTGCTTGCGAACTACAATCAATTGTACACAACATATTTGCAGGAAGTTGAATCTGAAGTAAACAAAAAACAACAACGCAAGTATCCGTACACTGTAAAAAACCCGAACGCATTTGAAAACACAATCACGCCAGCAGTGCCGTTTCCATCCAATGGCACTGAAGACGCCTGTTTCAAATCTTGCATTAATGATGACAAATGCACGTATGCACTTTATTCCAATTCTGGGTGTGGCATTGATTGCAATCCGAACAAGTGCTTGATGTATGGTGCAAATGCAGACGGAATTGTGCCCGTCGCAGAAGTGGAATCCACTGTGTCCAAGTGCCCTGTGTCGTCAGGCGAAACAGATGCTTGGTGCAAAGCATTCAATAATCCGGTCATTAATTCAATTATTCCGGTTTTGGTGCTGCGTGCAGGCGGCACGAATTGGCGCACTTTATTGAGTCAAATGCCGAAAAGCACTGCCAATGCAGCCGATGCACCAATGTCCGTGGATTTGACAACAAATGTACAAACATGGGACCCCGACTCCCAGTTTTCGGACGTGAATTATGCAGCAGGCAATGAAATCAGTTTGCAATTCCGCTACTTTGCGGAATATTGGCTGAATGCGTACAACCTTCAATCGGGAAGCACGCCGGTCTTTGCAGGACAAGGCGCAATTGGAACATTCGCATTTGCGAAATTGTCCCCAAATTCACAGTGCAATTGGCATGACACCAACCAGTGCATTTTCAAGGATTACACGGTAAACGGCGGGAATTGCACGAACCAAAGCAACAACAATTCCTCCTATTCTGTGCCTGGGCTGGCAACTTATAACGCGTCTGATTTGATGGGTTGGCTTCAAGCATTGTATAACAGGAATGAGGGAAATGATCCGGCCAAAGGTGAAGCGGCGAATGTGTATGACTATTGGAATAAGTGCAGGTCCGTGCCGGGGTATGAATTTCTCAACAACCTCAATTTTGCAAATAAAAATCCTGGCCAGGCTTCGGATAACAACAATAATAGTGGCACATCATATGTGGGAACATTCGGAGGGCGAACCATGATGTGGAACAGCGAATCCCCGTCAACGGGGGGTGTTGCAGCCGGATTGCAAACTGCCATTACACTGGCATCCAATACCGCATCATCTAAATTCAAGCGCAATTACTCCGCATTTGAAAAACAGGTTTGGAGCGTCACGCCCAACATGAATGCCATGATGGGGCAAATACCGCCGCAAGTGGCCCAAATTTCTGTGCCAAGTTGGAAATTCTTAGGGCTGCAAGATTCGGCAACGGCGTGCCAGACCGCTGCAATGAATGATCCCTACTACGTGTACACCACGGCCACTTATTTCAATGCATCTTACAACAATCCAACAAATGGCAACAATGCATTTGCCCGCGCATGCTATGGGAATGTGGCAGGCGCACCTCCATCCACCACAGTGTCAATGCAGGACACCAATGTGCAGAGCATGACACCCCCTTATGGATACACTAAACTGGGTGGAAAAACCGGCATTGTCATTTTGAAAAAGATGTACCAACTCAATAAACAAATAATGGCATTGACCGACGATCTGAAAATTTCCAAACCTGCAACCAAACCTGCAACCAAACCTGCAACCAAAAACATAAGGGAAGGATATACGGTTGATAAGACAAAAGAGGAAGGAATTAAATTAAATGAAATAATTAACAAGAATATCTTTTTAGAGGCAGACACAATTCAATCCGAGCGGTTGCTGTTGCATTCACGCATCAAAATGGGTGTTGGAGTTGTTTTGGGAATATTCATGGGATATCTTGCATACCGTTTTTTAACAATGAATGATGACTTGCCCAATGCAATTCAAGAAAAACTCGGATCAGAAATGCCGGCAGTGGCCGATGCAGCCACTGCCGTAGCCACTACGGCGGCCACAACATCCAATGCAATAGATGAGGGCATGAGTGACGTGAGCAGAACAATTAGTGAATCTTTAAGCAAACCAATGAATGCAATGAATGGCAACAAATAACACCATTGTCATGCAAATGTGTTAAATAATAATATTTGTAATTAATAATGGACTAACAAACTTCACTCAATTATCAATATAATTATCACAATATCTCTCAACAATGACCTCCAAACTGTCACATGGGTATGATAAGGTTCCTTCCAACAATGCCGAAGACGATTTGCGCGGATTAGATCAATCCGAGAAAGAATACAACCGAATGATAAGTCAACACATGACATATCATAGAACGCTGATGGATGATTTAATCAGGATGTCTTCTGAGTCTGGTTCTGGTTCTGGTTCTGGTTCTGGTTCTGGACCTAGAGAACTTCTTCAAGAGCAAATAAATCAGGCCAATCAGACCAATGTTATTCGTGGAATAGGAACCACAATTGGAAATTTAAACACCACCAATCAACAACTAATTAGGTCCGCTTCAGGGTTTGCGGATAACACCGAAAAAAAGGCAACGCAAATATCCCAATTGAATGATGTTATAATGCAAAATACTTCCAAACTCAATCAGGATATAAAATCGTATCAGGCGCTAGTGTCATCAAATAATGAAGCAAAAGAAGGATTTGATGTAAAGGGGTTAGGGTTGGGAAATGCAAGAGCATCCAGCGTAACTACGGCACCGACAACCAGCGTAACTACGGCACCGACAACCAGCGTAACTACGGCACCGACAACCAGCGTAACTACGGCACCGACAACCAGCGTAACTACGGCACCGACATCAAGACGACCATCAAGCATTGATGCTGCTTTAGAAGTAAGCGACATTGTAAAAGAAAGTCATAAATATGCACTTGTCATATTTGGAATTTTAGCAACATATGTGTTGTATAAAACCTTAAAAAATTTGTGATATAAATTTAGCGCTGCACAGCATGTACGGCCTGGAAGTCTGCAACGCTATTTTTTTTTCGTTCATTGGGTGGCATGCGACGGGCCTGATGAAATAATTAAATAAACAATTAAATAATATAATACTTGTTAATATTAATACTGATTATTAATATTGCATCAAATAATAAACACACACAATGCCTTCATCATCTGATAGACTAAGCGCAGCACAAAAACAATTGCTAAAAAGCGTTCAACACCTTCAAGATGCTCAAGTGGAAAATTTGAATGAATACGCCAATGCTCAAGATGACAATGAACGAAAAAGGATCATGGACAAAATGAAAAAAAATGAAGTGTTGCGAGCCAATTTATTAGGATCTGCAAGCGCCGCAAGCGATGTGGTGACAACGGCTGCCCTCTCCGCTAACGATGCAGAACACAATATTCAAGTGCTGGTGACATTTGCCGAACAACGCCTAAAAGAGGCGGAAGAACAAGTTGATGCCGCTCAACGCGATTATAATGGAAAGAAACGCATGATTGATCTGAATACCTATTACGGAAAACGGTTCATGGCACAAGCTGGCGTCATGAAAATTTTTATTTACATGTGCATTCCTGTCCTGATTTTAGCAGTTTTAGCGAACATGGGGCTGTTGCCTAATTACATTGCTGGATTCATCATCATTGCAATTGTAGTGATAGGAATAATTTACATTTACGCTGCAGTGCACGACATCAATCGTCGCGATAAGATGAATTTTGATGAATATGAATGGGAATTTGACCCATCACGTGTGGGACCCATTGTAAATCCGAACTATGGCAGCACAACTGGCAGCGCAACTGGAAGTGGCAACATCGGCTGCTACAATGGCAATTGCTGCGGTTCATCCACCAATTGGGATTCCAGTGCACTGAAATGTGTGCCAAACCCCGGGCCAACAACAGCGCCAACCGGAGCAAGTTCAAGAGCGAACAGTGTATATAGTTCTCAACCACATTATTTATTAGGAGATTTGAATGCCCCCAATTAATATTAATACGGCAAATACTGCATGACCGAGTTTTCATATGCAGTGACCTTGAACGCATCATTGTATCCTTCCACGTATACGGTGTCTCCGGTATAAACATTGTCGCACCCGTAATCGTTCGTGCAGCTGCGCCCCTTCACCGAAATCGGCAGCTTGATGAAGTTGCTCTTTTCGCTGATGGTATAAAATTGCCACTTGTCACGGTTTCGGAAAAGAGGGCGCCCCATGAGAGGCAGGATGGTTTCCGGACCGTTGATGCGCGTCAAAATTCCCACCTGGCGATACGCCGCATTGGCCGTTCCCTGCGTGCTCACATTGATTGGCACCACTGGACCACGAATGTCCATTGTCGTCGTCGCGCGGTCGTCGCGCAGCGGGGGCACATACGGATTCAACAGCACGTCTTCTTGTGCATTACTCACGCCATAATTGGCGCGTGACTGAAACATGGACGGGTGCTGCTGCTGCTGCTGTTGCTGCTGCTGCTGCTGTTGCTGCTGCTGATGCTGTTGCTGCTGTTGCTGCGGTTGCATTTGCATAGTGGACATGTGTGGTCCTACAAAATATACAATGAGTACAACTGCAGCAATTGTCAAAATGGTAAGGGACACGTTTTCAATGCAGAACACGCCGGGCGGGCAGCGTTTGTTGGGCATGGAGTACGTTCTCATGTTTGGATTGTTGAGTTTTATGAATGTTTGATAAGAGAGAAAATGAGGGATATTGTTCGTGTTGTGATTGTGTTAATTTAGAATTTAGATAAATTAAATTATAAGTGACTATGTGGTCTTATAATTTAAATATATAAAAAATCTCTCACATGGGGTTTAGACCGAAGAAGGTCCTGGGGTTGCTGCGGCACCGCCGCCCATGCCGATCTTTCCGAGCAGTCCATCAATGCCCTTCATGTTGAACTTGTCCAGAAAACGCTCGGCGGTTTCAAGAAAGGGTTGCATGGTTTTAATGTTGTCCATCAACACCTTCTGCTGTTTAATTACTTCTTCGGTTTGCGACTTCATTGCACCACTTGATCCAATGTTCTGCAGAGCATCATGCGCTTTTTCCATTTGGGCATTCGTTTGAGCCTTCGTGCCGGGGAAAGGGGAGGCACTGCTTTCATCATCTTCACCGTCATCATTGAATTTGGCTGGTGCGAGCTTGCCGTTCATGCCCTCCTTCTCTCCGCTCGTTTTTTTTGAATTGGTGGGGGTTGGCTTTGGTGCGGCAGATGGTTCCGGTTCAAGTGCTTTGGCTGGGGCGACAACGACAGCTTTGGCTGGGGCGTCATTGACAGCGGCGTCTTTAGCAGCATCCTGGGTCTGCATGCCTTCCCTAGCATTCATTCTGCTAAAATAATTAACTTTAGAAACCATGAGAAAATTCGTTGCCAGAATGGAGATCAAAAACACAATCACCATGTTCTTCGTGAAAAAGGTGCTTAAATAAGCGACAATTGCGAAAAACAGGACCGCTTCAAAATTGCCCATCATCAAATAGCCGACAATGTTTATAACTGCAATCACAAGCATGATGTACAAAACATTTTGGTCGGTGGCCAATGAAGATGCCCGGGCTTCAACCGTCTTGAGTCCGCTTGCAACCGAACGAGAGATGCTTTTCAAATTTGAATTCATGAGCACGTTTATGTGTATTATGTTGTATGTATATATTATTATTATTATTATTATTATTATTATTGATAAAATAATAATGATATTTATGTTTTAATTTTTTAAAATTTTATTATTTTAATATGTGTGCCAAATTTCGCGCATAATTGGTCGGAAGTGTGCGTTTACTGCACGATGGTTTTCCCAATAAAAACGTGAAGGAATTGAAACGATCGCCGTATTCAAACCGTTTTTGTCCGTAATACAGTGCAAATCCGACAATGCCGTTGCATATTAAGATGTAACTTAAAATCTTGTCAATTCGCTCGTATTTTTGCTTTAAAGATGGATCGGCTGCGTGCGTCATCTTGTTGATGACGATGAATTTTATGCACAGAATAACAAAAAACAGCAGGAAGAAATTTTTGTCCATTCGGGTCAACACAATGAAGAGGCAATACAGCGCAATGACCTTGAAAACCACGCGGTTGGTTAGCTCAGACTTGTTGGTTAGAACAATTGCAAAAAATAAAATAAAAAACGCAAGAAAATGTTTATAGTATATGTTTTCTGTGAACACTTTTTGAACCTGACACGGGAACAATTGCGCCACAAAGTTTCCGCCTAAAGTCACAAAAAAAATAAAAAGGGGATCCACTACGTTTAAATCCAAATCCAAATTCAAATCCAAATCCATTGTTGCATGGGGGGGTTATAAATGTATTGTATATTTTTTGTATATTTTTTAAAACAACATTTTCAAAAAAAATATAATGCAATTATATAACGAATTGTATTATGAGTAAATACCCCCCCTCCGGTCGCTCCTCCGAAGACCCCCAAGTAATATCGGATCCTTCTACAGACTTTGATTTACCACCAGAAGCTAGTACATATACACCAACTCCTGATGACAAAGTGGCGATCTTTGCGGGCATCACTCAGCTCATCAAACGTAATTTAGATGAGATTAGGTCAACCTCACCACTATCAGATGATACGGTGTTTCAGATGGTTAGCAAGATCATGAAGCAGTTTAACACATCTGGAATTAGGGGGGGTTTCCGGAAATCAAACGACCCCCTAGTAGTAGAATTTAAAAAAAAATTTTATGAACTGGTCTTTGCAGTCATGGATAAATGGATGACCGAGGAGCCTATTACAAAGGATAAAATGGATTGGATTGCGCACTATGTCAATTCTATGAATCAATCTGAAATATCGGAGAAATACAAGGGGTTGATGATAAATAATGCCACATTCATGGAATTTATTCGTACTCATCGTGATGATCTTAACCAATTAAAATATAATGGCTTGTTTCTTGTGTTAAAAAAGTTACAAGAACCACAACAACCACAATTAGTATCATCAGTAGCTGCAGCAGCACCAGTGGCATCCGCAAAACAAGAGGCAGCCGATCGTTTGCTTCAATTAATTAAAGGATTAACCATTGATGAGTTAATGCGCCAGCAAGCAATCACTGACATCGCCACTTTATTGAACATGAGCACAAATGGTGGCTCTCGCAAAAGGCGAAGCATCAAGCCCAAGAAGTACCGGAAAACAAAGTCCCGGAAAACGAAGTCCCGGAAGACGAAAGTTTATTATACAATGCCGCTAACATACATGCAATGTCGGGACACCAAATGCACCCCTGAACGGATTATGAACAAGGAACGCGCAGTCTACATGCAAACGCTGAAACGCAAGTGTTCGCTGGCGGCGATAAAGAATAATCCATCCAATCAAGCCATTCAGGCTCACTCTGCATGCGCAACGAAGCATTACAATGGGTCGCGTTTAAAACCGATGGACGACAAACAGGCCAAGTGCTCAAAAAAGAATTGCGACCACTTGATTCGGTTTGGGGGAAAGAAGCGCACCATGCGAAAGAACTCCAAGCGGGTTAATAAGGGGGTTTAAGGAGGGTTAAGGGGACTCAAGGGGGTTTAAGGGGGGAGCTCGTCTCCCCCCTTTTAGATGGTCGGGATGAACTCCCAGTTCAGCTCCTCGCAGATCTTCTTCCAGATTTCGTCCTGTTCAATGCGCTTCTCTCGGTCCTTCAGCATGGGAAAGTACGGCAGGAACTCGCGCTGGTCCAGCAGCTCGCACAGCTTGTACACCGTGTAGTAATAATTCAGGAAGTTGACGCGGTCTTCCGGGCAGAATTTCGCGTACGGCCCTTGAATCTCCATGAACAGGTTGCACAGCGTTTCCTCCAGCTCGGGCGACATGACCGGCGGTTTGATGCCCAGCTTCTCCTTGATGAATGGGATGTGCTCGTAGTACTTGTTGTACCCCAGCTTCTTCAGAATCTCTTTGGCCTTCTTGTCGGTGAGTTGCGTGTGCAGATCAATTCTCTCTTTTTTTATCTGGTGCTTTATGTTTTCCAGCACGTCCGGCGGAATCTGCGTGGTTTCCTTGGCCTGGAACTGCGCCAGAATCTCCTTGAAGTGGTTGATGCGCTTGTAAGCGTAAAAACACGCCTCGTTTGGGGGCTCCTTGTATGACGGTTTCTCATTTTCCACTAGGTAACTCACGTGCATTGAACAGTTGTTGCACACCATAATGCCTTCATTTTCCACCGGGATCATTTCACCCGAGTGGCAGTACCGGCACACGTCCGTCTGAAACACGTATTTGCTGATGTCAATGTACGACGGGTCCAGATTGGTCAAGTACCGCTGCACGTTGCTCTGGTTTATGCGCTTCAGCTGATCTTCTTTGGACGCGGCACTCTCCACCCGAAAAAAATCATTCAGTATTTTAGTTTTATTATTTCCATTGCATATTTGCTGCTTGTTTTCAAAGTAATCAAAAATGATTTCGTTGTTGTCCAGATAATAATTCTTGCACCGTTGCTGGTGTTCGTAAATGGTGACCCGGAGCTCCTGTATCCGTTCCCGCATGTCAATCGCATTGGGAATATTCGGATTTGAAATCAACTGCTGCTGCAGCGCCCGCCGTTCTTTGACCAGTTTAGGAATTGTTTCCGATTTTAACTTTGCAATCATGGATTGATTTTCTCGGTGCTTGCTGTCCAGAGTGACGATGCTCTTTTCATTAAGCACGATTTTTTTATTGGTTTTTTGTTTGAACGAATTATTGGGAGGAGACATGGATAGTGGGTGCAATGGCGCAATTGAAATAGCAAACGATGATTGTATTGCCACTTATACATTTAATATATTATTTAGCGTATTGTTAATCATATATTATTTATCATTTTTATAATAAGTTGATAAGTTGAGAACGAAGCGGATAGATAACTAACCGAACCGAATGCACCAACTGCAACAGAACGCACTGCTTAAAACCGAATTGGCCCAAATGTCATTTTTATTGAAGCATTTAGAACAGAAATGGGGCATAAAAAAACGCAACGATGTCTACATTCTAAAACAACCCGCCAGCGGCTCCAAACTGATGTACACTGCATCTTATTTGGACGCGCATCATGCCCTGAATTCAATTCATCATGATTCCATTGAAATTAAGCAAATTCAATTAATGACGTTTTTGCACAATGCACTGGAAGATGGATGGAACATTAAGAAACATGCGGATGCCCCGAATAAATACGTGTTTATGAAAAAACACAACGGGCACCGCGAAATATACGAAGATGACGAATATTTGACTCAATTCATAAAAAGCAACCTTCGGTTGCAGTGACAAAGACATTGAATCATTATTTTATTTTTAGGAAATGCACATTTTGATTGCAGAGCAAAATGTGCAATTATTAAGTTTAATTCATTTGTTTTTCCGATTTTTTTTTCTTTAGGCATATTATAACCACAACAACACAAAATGGGAGGAGGATTAATGCAGCTTGTCGCCTATGGCGCCCAAGACGTTTACTTGACTGGCAACCCCCAGATTACTTTCTGGAAGGTTTCTTACAAACGCCACACCAACTTTGCCATGGAGTCCATTGAGCAGACTTTTAACGGCCAGGCTGACTTCGGTCGCCGTGTCACTTGCACCATTTCCCGCAACGGTGATTTGGCTTACCGCACTTACCTGCAGGTCACTCTCCCCGAGATCAACCAGCAGATGAAGTCCTCCGCTCAGGACGGTGTTTATGCCCGTTGGCTTGACTTCCCCGGTGAGCAGCTCGTCTCTCAGGTTGAGGTTGAGATCGGTGGCCAGCGCATTGACCGCCAGTACGGTGATTGGATGCACATCTGGAACCAGCTCACCCTGACCGTTGACCAGCGCCGCGGCTACTACGCCATGGTCGGCAACACCACCCAGCTCACCTACATCACTGATCCTTCTTTTAACGATGTTGATGGCCCTTGCCAGGCTACCGCCCCTCGCCAGGTTTGCGCTCCCCGCAACGCCCTCCCCGAGACCACCCTCTACGTGCCCTTCCAGTTCTGGTACTGCCGCAACCCCGGTCTCGCCCTCCCCCTCATCGCTCTTCAGTACCACGAGGTCAAGATCAACCTTGACATCCGCCCCATTGACGAGTGCTTGTGGGCCGTTGGCTCCCTCCAGTGCGGCGCCGGCATCCGCACCGCCGCCGGTGGCAAGGTCGTCACCGCTTACAACCAGTCCCTTGTTGCCGCCTCCCTCTACGTGGACTACGTCTTCCTGGACACTGATGAGCGCAGGCGCATGGCCCAGAACCCCCACGAGTACCTCATCGAGCAGCTCCAGTTCACCGGTGACGAGTCCGTCGGTTCCTCTTCCAACAAGATCAAGCTCAACTTCAACCACCCCGTTAAGGAGCTCATCTGGATCGTCCAGCCCGACAGCAACGTTGACTACTGCTCTTCCCTTGAGTGCGGTCAGCTCCTCTACAACCTCCTCGGCGCCCAGCCCTTCAACTACACCGATGCCGTGGATGCCCTTCCCAACGCCATCCACTCCTTCGGCGGCAAGGAGGCCACCGGCCTCACCACCCAGTCCTTCATCAACGACAACCTGTTCAACGATGCTGCTGCGGTTGACACGTATGGTCCCGGCTGGTGGAACGGTGCCGTTAACAACAACACCAATGCTCCCGTAAACCCCGTCTGGTACTCTGGTCCCAACTTTGCTGGTGAGGGTGTTCAGCCCCCCTACAATGGCAACCCAGCCCAGATTGGCTACCTTGAGAACTCCGGCGTCTCCGATGCCGGCGCCTTCGTCCTCGCCGAGACCGCCCTCCTCCTCCACTGCTGGGGCAACAACCCCGTCGTCACCGCCAAGCTCCAGCTTAACGGCCAGGACCGCTTCTCTGAGCGTGAGGGTTCCTACTTCGACACCGTGCAGCCCTACCAGCACCACACCGCCACTCCCGACACCGGTATCAACGTTTACTCGTTTGCCCTTCGCCCCGAAGAGCACCAACCCAGCGGCAGTTGCAACTTCTCTCGCATTGACAACGCTACTCTCCAGCTTGTTCTCTCCAACGCTACCGTTGAGGGTGTCAAGACTGCCAAGGTTCGCGTCTATGCTACCAACTACAACGTTCTCCGTGTCATGAGCGGCATGGGAGGCCTCGCTTACTCCAACTAAACGCATTATGCTCACAGTTTTTTCATGTTATTTATTAGATAATATGAAACCATAAACGGTGGTGTAAGTAAAACTTACATCACGAAAAAAACATCAAACATTTTATTATAAACGGTGTGTTGTCAATACTGTTGACGACACGAAAACAAGCAGATTTTCAGTATCAGCGGTGGTGTAGATACTATGGACATCACAAAAAAAACAAACCAAAATCATTTTATCATTTCGTTTTCAATTTCTCAGTAATTGCAAAATGAATTTTTCCAATCAATTCAAACACGTTGAACTGCGGGTCAAATGGGTTAAACCGAATAAATTCGCAATGTAAATTTTGTTTTAACACAGTTTCTCTCATTTCATCCTTTGTTTTATTTGTTTCACTCATGTGGTGCAATTCGTCGCATTCAACTGCAATCTTGTACTCAATGAAATATAAATCAATTCTATATTTGTCGCATGCGAATTGTCTACAAATATTTTCAGATCGGAATGCAGACAATAGGTTTGTTACAACATCCAATTCAATGCATGGAAACCATTTTCTTGCAATTTCCATGCCCAACAATTCATTCATTTTCATTGATTCGCTGCTCCTTGATGCAGATAGTAATTTTTCCAATCCTTTGTGCGTCAAATGACAAACAAGCTGATTTCCACCTTTGGTTGGCGTTTGTTGACAACATTTTTCACTGAAATCATAGGTTCGCGTTATTGAACGAATGTTTATTAACTTCAATGCATTTGCAATGTCATTTGCTCTATATAATGCATATGGTTCGGCATCTTGCAGTGATACATTCACATTGGAGTAATGCGCCTTGATGCGCAAAGCACATGCATGTTCATGTTCTTTTTGAGTCATTTTATATTGGGTTGTGTTGTTGTACATCATTATGATATACTTAATATACTTACATATTGTTCAATTTTTAAATGAAATTTTAAATAAGATTCGTGCGTTTTTATTTATCAATACAATGTAATGTCAAATGCAATATATTGTTCCTTTAAAAATCGCATGTGCGCTCCTGATTTTAATGCTCGTTTCGGCTGCACTGCAAAACCGATTCGTCGGTGCCGAGCAAAACCGAATAGGTGCTGGTGCTGATACTGATGCCCAGCCTAATTCAAAGAATGATGTGCCCATTGTGTCCACACCGTTCAAAAACTTATTTGACGATCAAGGCACCCCCTTGAATGTGATCCTGATTGCGGCCCCCTTTCGCACCGAGGAGGACGAGCAGGCGTACGAGAAGTATCGGCGCCAGGGGCTCTCCTTTTGCGGCATATCCAGCTACATCAATTTCCCCGGTCACATTGAGAACCCGCACGAGGACCGCTTCCACGAGGAGCGCGGGCACGACTATCCCGCCATGGTGTCGGCGTGGCTGCACTGCTTTAGGGACCCGCCCACCAATCTGCGGAAGTCCGGGCTGCCGCTCATGCTGCTCGCCGAATCCGATTTGAAGGACGCCGACGCGTACAAGCCCGACCCTTCCATTAAAAAAGAATACGACTTCATGTACGTGTGCCTGCAGGACAACGACAAGTGCGAGCCGGGGTGGCAGTCGTACAATAGGAACTGGGACCTGGCCAAGCAGTGCCTGGAAATCATGTGCGGCGAGTTCGGCCTAAGAGGCGTGCTGGTCGGGCGCACCAATTGCGAATTCACGAAGAAGTGCAACGGCATTGTGAAGGTCGTGCCGTTCCTAGCGTTTGACGAATTTCAGCGAGAGATGCAGAAGTGCCGCTTCCTGTTTGTGCCGAACATTGCGGATGCCTCGCCGCGCGTCATCACGGAGGCCATCTGCTATGACATGCCGGTTCTGGTGAACCGCAACATACTGGGCGGCTGGCACTATGTTGAGCCTGGCATCACGGGCGAGTTCTTCACGAGCGCGCGAGACATTGTGCCAGCGCTGCGCAAACTTACCACCACTCATCGGAATGCGTATGCGCCGTGCCGGCACTTCATGCGGCACCACGGCAAACACCGCGCCGGCCGTCGCCTGGCTGCATTTTTAAAGCAGCATTACCCAGACCTGAATAATCGGCGCATGAAATACGCCACGATCACGATTTGACATGTGATCACTAAGGAATGATGTAATAATTATAAGCAAAAAATCATATAAATCCAAATTAAATGTTAATTCATGTAATTTGCAAAATGGAAATTCTTGCGTTGTTGTCACAATATGAAGGACACTATAAGTGCAATTTAAAACAGATCAATGAGTTTTTCAAGGAATTGACGAAATCAAAATCAAACACATTCAACATTGAACATTATTCGGATTTCATTGAGGCATTCAAATGCTGCAATTCAATTGGAATATGCAGCATATTAGCCCAATTCGCTGTAAACAGTTACATTTTATACAATGATGTTGCTGAAATTGAACGAGATCGCAAGTATTACAAAAAAATAATTAAACACATGATAAAACACACCGGACCCATCTACCCGGACATAAATACATTGCAAATGTATGTAAATCAAAATAATTCTTATTTTTATGGTTATCATGATTCAATCAACGTTGAAATTTTCAAACTTATTGCAGAACTTCAAATTAACTTGTGCCCTGACCTTCTTTGCAATGGTTTGGTTAAACCAGGTAAATCCAAAACAATAGAAGGAGCAGCAGGATCATTGGAATGCTGCAACACATTCAACTCAATCCGCCGAATTAAAGTAGGATTTATTTCAGATTTCGTCGTTTCGCGGCATTCTGTTGCGAAGGACCGATTGGGCATCATTAAACATTTGTACAATGATCCCGAGTTTGATGTAAAAATAATGTCTCGCAAAGCAGAAACTGATGCATTTTTTGATATCATTGCATTTAAAAATATGAATCCGACGGGTTTGATTGTGAAAATGGACAATGAAAACATCGTTGAAAATCGGCAACAGATCGCCGATCAACAATTTGATATCATTGTGTATCCTGAGATCGGAATGTGTTCAAAAAATAGATGGATTGCTTTTTCACGGCTTGCCCCCATTCAAATCGCCACTTGGGGGCATTCCGACACATCTGGATTGCCCAATATTGATTATTTCGTTTCATCCAAATACTTCAATTCACCGGATGATCAGGATCAATACAGTGAAAAATTAATTCTTTTCAATTCACTGGGCACTTATTATCATGACATTTGCAAGGTTTTCCCCGATTTCGCAAACCATGATTCCACTGCATTTCGCGAAAAAATAATTGAAAAAACCGGTGTCAAAAATCCGAATATATATGGATGCCTTCAAAGTTTTTTCAAGACACATCCTTCATTTGTCAAAATGTTGGATGACATTTTAAAAATGGATCCCAATGGCGTCATTGTGATTTTATCTGCAAAAGACGACAGTTGCATGGACACTGAAAAACATATGAAATACATTAATGCAGGAATCACACACTATAATCGCTTGTATTTCGTGTACCAATCTCCATTCACACAGCATGTACTTGACATTAAAAATTGCGACTTAATACTGGACTACTTTCCGTTTGGTGGATTTAATTCCACAATTGAATCATTTTCTCTTGGTAAAATATGCATAACTCGTCCGGGACGCCGCATTAGTGGCAAATTTACCAAAGGATTGTATGAAAAAATGGACATAAATGAATTCATATGCCAAACGCACGAAGAATATGTTAAAAAAGCAGTGGAATATGGCACAAATTGTGAAAAAAGAAAAGAATATGAAAATTGCATTGCTGATAACATTCATAAGATATTTGAAGAAACTGAAAGCGTGGATGAATGGAAAGAACTGCTAATAAATCTACATAATGGAAATAAATTGAATTATTGAGAGGTGTTATAGGCTAAATGTTATTTTAAAAGCATTTAAAGCGACATTCATTTAATTGAATAACCAAAAAATTGAAAGGTTGTCCGATTTTGTCAAATTTTCAACAGCAATAGCAACCATCGCAAATCGCAAATCGCAACAACAGCCATCGCAACAGAAACAGAACCAACAATGATTCGCTCCACACAATCAAATCCCGCTCCCTCTCCCGGTTTTGGAAAGAATGCCGGCAAAAACAAGAAGAAACGTGCCAACCAGAGAAGGCGTGCGGCCGCAAAGGCAGGAACAGGAACCTCGGGAACAATGACGTCGCAGCTCGGCGCCAGTCGTGCGACGGTTCCCCAGTGGTGCAAAATTGACATTGACCAGGTGGCAAACCATGCGGGTGGGTTTGTGTGGAAATTGTCCGATCTGGAACACGCCCGGCGCTACTTGATCATGGGTGCCAAGGACAACGGCAACTACTACCAGACCACCGAACAGGTGTCCACCGAGTGCCACACGTCCATTCTCCGCGTGATTCGCAGCAAAAATCCTGACGATTTCAAGAAGTTGTGCGCAATGCTGGAGGACATCTCGGTCAGGGGGCTGGCTGCGCGCCAAGAACCGACCCTGCTGTCCCTTGCTGCCGCCATTGTGTTTGCACCCACTGCAGAGAAAAAGGCCGCGGCACTGGCACTCGTTCACAAATGCGTGCGCATTCCGACGCACGCGTTCATGCTGGCTGGCTACGTCACGGACTTGTCGCAGTGCAAACCGGGAAAGGAGAAGGGCAAGGGCTGGGGGAGCGGCTTCCGCAAGGCGCTCGGGCAGTACTACATTTCACGGCGCGGTCTTGAGCTGGCGACGGCAGTGACCAAGTACAAGAACCGCGAGGGCTGGCGCCAGGAGGACTTGCTGCGCATGTTGCACATCAATCCTGCGTCGCTGAAGGACCTCGGCGCACGGTTGGTGTTCAAGTACGTGGTTGCCTGTGCCCGCGGGGAAAAGGGCTTCATGCTCCGGTTGCTGGCCGACATTGCCGCCGCGAAAACGCACGAGCAGGCCATGCAGCTCCTAGAGACGCCGACCCCTAGTACCAAGAAGTCGCCAGCAGCACCACCCGCACCGGCAAAGACAAGGGTCCAAGCGAAAGGCATCGTGTCAACATTCAAGACGGCCATTCAAAGCGTGTTCGGATCAACCACTGTTCAAGTTGAAACAGCAAAGAAACAAAACAAGAAAACGCAAATCAAATTCCAAGCGGACCAAGAGGTCGCCAGCGTTCAAATTGCGACATCGGCGTTTGGATGGAAGCGCATGTTCATGAACCGCGTGCCAACCGGCGGGTTTTCAATCTGGCTGGAACTGCCGACTGGAACGCACGACTTCAAGTTCATTGTGGGCGGGGTGTGGCAGTGCGACCCCAGCAAACCGACACACCAGACGGGCGAGCACGAAAACAACTTCATCGTGATCGCAGAAGAGGAAGATGGATTGCAGCAATCAACTGAAGAGCATCCGCCTCCAAGTGATCTGATTGAGGTCGCCGTGTACCTGCACGCCATCATGGAGATGGAGTCCTGCACCACGAGCGATGTCAAAAAGGCTATCAAACTGGTGCGAGACCACGGCCTGGTGCGCGAGCAGATTCCCACGCATTTGCTGAACAGTTCGGACATTTGGACTGAGCTGTTGCAGTCCAAGGGCGCCAACGGCAAGCAGACCGGCATGCCGCTGGAGGCCCTAACCCGCAACCTGGGAAAGCTGTCGTCGCTGTACAATTTCATGAGCCGAGAAAACACGGACACCATCTGCACGCGCCTATCGTCCAATGAGGACATTCAAAAATCGCGCATTCACCCGTTCAAGGTGTTGGTTGCCTCGCGAATCTACGGCATGGGAAAGGCATTGAAGGGATCATTGTGTTGGACGGTGTCGGGTCAGGTGCGCGACCAACTCACGACCACCTTCCTGCGTTCCTTCAAGAACGTGCCTCCCACAGGCAAACGCTACATGGCAGCACTGGATGTGAGTGGAAGCATGAGCGCAATGTGCATGGGTTCTCCCGCCATCAGTTGCAGGGATGCATCGGCTGCGTTGGCGCAAGTGCTCTACGAAACCGAGACCCACGTCTACTTGCGCGGCTTCAGCGCGGCACATGTCCCCGGCACCGGGTTCCACAACTTCAACCCGCTCGTGCGGCACGGCATGACGCTGGAGCAGTTCATCTCGGCAACCAATACGCCGTTCGGGCCCACCGATTGCTCGCTCCCCATGCGCCGCGCAATTGACGAAGGCCTGCTGGACGTGGACGTGTTCATCGTGATGACCGACAGCGAGACGTATGCGGGCACGACGCATCCCCAGGTTGCGCTGGAGAACTACCGCGTGAAAGCAAACAAACCGGACGCGAAGCTGATTGTGGTGGGGATGACCGCCAACTGCCTGACGATCGCCGACCCGAATGACCGCAACACGTTGAACCTGGCGGGGTTTGACGCGTCAATGCCGGAAATCATCGCCATGTTTGTGCGCGGGGAACTCTAAACGGGAACCCAGGTTCCCGTAAGCCCTCCTTTGGCTCCTTACCTCTCCTCCTCACTCATTTGGGTTCTATTCATCATCATGTAAATCAAACCAAACTAAAAAAAGTAAAAATGTTTTTTTTACTTTTTACAAACCGAAAGGCAATTAAACGGTTGTCATTAAACTATAAACACATGAACCATGCAACAAATCACGTTTTATGACAATCGCGGTCGCATGGAAACAGCGGACATGAAAGAAATCGTGTTCAGTGATGGCATCAAGCGCGCCATTTGCACACACAGCCATATTCCGGATGCATACTTGCCCAGAGACGTCTACCAGTTAAAATCAAATGGACAAGGCAATGGACAAGGCAATGAATGCACCAAGGTCGGCACATACACCACCGCCGAAACAAAATCAACGCAGTGGTTTAATGCGCACACAAATGCATGGGAAGGAATTCCAGGCAATGAATGCTACATTTTCCATGAAAATTGATTTTGACTGCTGCGTCCACATCTGGTAACAATCACAGATTGCATCCATAATCCATGGTCGCCGAAGTTATATTCTACACAATTATGATTGTTGCATTTGTTGGCTGCATGATTGTCATTCATTTCGTAAAACGAAACAATGAAAGGGCAACCTGAAATGAACGAAGCGAAGACCCCTGGAAAACTTTTTTATATCATTCTAATTTATGTAAGTTACGTGCAAGCAAATGCAACATCCAATTGTGCGCGAACGTGTGAATTATTTTTTTGGTTCCAACTTTGCCGTAAAAAAAGACTTTAGTTCCGACAAATATGAAATAATGCATGGTGGCAAAAAATGTTTGGATTTTGAATTCATGGTTGACGACCCCACGGACGATAACCAAATGCCATTCATTAAACTTGAAAATAGAACCAAGCCCAGGCCCAGAATATTGAAGGTGTCCGGTGTGTTCAAATGCCAAGGCGATGAACGCAAGGGTGCCTCATTGATGCGGCTGATTGACCGGCTGGCAGAATCCATTCCATTCGTGGAATACATAACACTGATGGATTCTTCTAATATAAGGATATGTGATGTGTCCATCAGTTTGGCTCAACTGAAAATATTAACGACCGGGCAGTCGTGGTACAATCATTTCGGTTATAAAACAAAATGGCATGACGCGAATATGGCACACAATGCAGTCATCATAAACACTCGGATTGATGATATCATGTCAGGTAAGACGTTAATTGAAACCACTGGCAAAAAATTATTCCCTGAATTGCCAACCACGATGACCGTCCGAGAATATGTTCAAGCGGTTTTGGATTCGGTTCGTCCATTTCCTGAGAAGTGCACCCCAGAACAACATGAAAAGGCTTCATTCTTAAAAACATTAATTTTTGAGTTGGGATGGATGAATGATTTGAAATACGTAAATTGGGATTTAATAAAAATAGTTGAACGTCGCGCAAAATCAAGGTCGCCAAGGTCGCCAAGGTCGCCGCCAAGAGCTTCTCCGCCCAAGGCATCCAAATCGTCAAGATCAGCTTCAAGGTCGCCAAGATCAGCTTCAAGGTCGTCAAGATCAGCTTCAAGGTCGCCAAGAGCTTCTCCGCCCAAGGCATCCAAGGCATCCAAGTCGTCAAGATCAGCTTCTGGCGGAAGGCGCACACGCAGTTGCAAGCGCAACAAATGCAAACACAATAAACGAATCACCAAGCGTAAATGAATTATGCATTGCGATATGCGGGAACAATGGTGGAACCCACCACGATTTGCCGGTTTCCGCCGCTGCTCGTCAATGCAGATCCGCCGCCGGATTTGAACCCGCTGTTCAACGCGCCTTTTTTGGGAGGAGCGGTGCATCCGCCAGCTCGGCACTGCTGCAGTCGCGTGTTGCGAATTGTATGATCATTGCTTCTAAATGACAACGGAACCCCATTTTTATTTATGGACGACTGACCAATTGCATTGTTGCGTTTTCTTTCAATGTAGAGTTCGGTATCATGATTTTGCGCGGCCCACTTCTTTGAACCGCCCTGGCAGTAAGCGCTGTTTACATTTGCGGGATTAGCATATTTCGCGCCGCCTAAAGTGCGCAAGTACACGGCGCGACCCATTGCAAAGTCATTGCCGCCGTCGCTCGGGTAAAACTTGGACGGCATGGCGGACGGGCATGACATGACCGCATTGTTGTCGGCCTGCTTAAGCAGTATGCCCTGGTCGGCCGGGCCTGTGAACCGAGGAGTTATCGTGGGATAGTACACAAATTTCACCATTGTATGATTGTATGATCGCGAGTTTGTATGTATTGTATTTATATTATACAATTATATGAATTGTTATAGGACACAATTAATATAATGAAATTCCTAAATCGTTTGACAAATTAATGTGAACGACCCCTCCTTGTGCGCAGACTTTTGCGACGATGCTGACGCATTTTCCTTGAACTTTTGCGACGATGCTGACGCATTTTCCTTCCACCCGCAAGAGTTGTAACCGATATGCCGCCACTATCCTTGGCAGATAAATAATATCTATTATCATCAGTAGGATTACTTACGTTCTTGTAGAAATATCTGTCTCCATCTTTAACCAACTGGTATGTTATTTGGTTTACAGTGTATTTATATTGTGAAGGGTTATTCTCAGTGCCATTTACATGGCGACGGTAAACATTATTAGGTAAACTTTCAAAGGCACCAAAAGACATGCAAATTTATAATGAAGTGTTTATGATTTTATGTTAGATTTTATTTTTTGTTAAAAGGTGTTTCCAATTATATGAATTGTTATGGGAGACAATTAATATAATGAAAATGTTAAAGGGATGTGTGCCTTAAAGGATGCTGGCAACGACCGCCACTTTTCCAGCGACCTCGCTGATTTTTCCAGCAGCAGCTCCGACGCGCTTGATGACGGGGATGACCTTCTTTTGCAAAAATCCTTTGTGTTCGGGGGTTTGGTGGGAAGCAGTGAAACTTAAACCCAATAAATGGTTCAGGTTGGCATTCGGGTTAGAATTAGGACGAGCCAAGTGCGAAGAAGAATGAATGGGGGAAATCATTGGTTAAATTTGGCGAAATATGGGGTTCAAAGGGGGTTATGCCATATGCTTATATTTAAAATTTGCACATTTGTACTAGATAATCATGATATTAAATATGATCATGCTCCTAAAAACGATGAACGCGACGCCGTGCGCTTTGAGACGCGTTGCTTGCATCCCCACCGAATGATTTGTCATTGTACGTGCGATTGATGGCCTGGTTCTTCTTGAAGGTGGTGTAGTCGGATCCGTCATACACATACTTCACGTTGCACGTGGAAGAGGGAATGCCGGTGCCGTCATTGCTGGCCTGCACATGTCCGGCAAACATTTTCCATGCACCCACGGAAGAACTCCGTATCAGGCCCTGCACCTGGTCGGACCCGCCTGAAACGTAGTTCTGGCGCCCTAAATAATCGCCGGCATTGTTCACCAAGCGAAACGGGGTGCACACGGGTTTGCGCCCGTTCACGACGCCAGATGCGTACTGGCCGTTCCATGCCTGCCTTAATAAAATCCGATCCATGCTGCGTTCGTTGCCGCCTTCCATGCCGCTGCCGCCGTGCGTGCCCGCACCGCCACCTAAAAGCGCGGGGGAATACCCGTTGTAACCGCCGCCCAACGGACTGGGTTTTCCGGTGGAGGACACGAACGAGTTCGGGTTCTGAGTTACAGCCGATACAGACATTTTGAGAGATGTATAATATTTGTTATATATTATTTGGTATATATAATAAAATATTTTGAATGCATTAAAAAATGGATTTCACATTTAATATTTCATAATATTTCACTCACATTTCACTTACATACTTTACTTACTAACTACTCTCTACCCATTCCGGCGCTGGCTGGTCCACCTCATTCCGTCATGATGCGCGGCGCGATGTTCATGGTCTGCAGCTCCTGAAACAGCAGCTTGCACGCGTACGGAATTTCCACATACGCAAACTCCGTGCGATTCTCGCACATGTGGCAGCAGTGTATGCCCATCTTGTCGTTCACTGCCGCGATCATGCCGCACCGCTTGCACACGTGCACCTGATACTTGTCGGATGAATCATACATGCGCCCGCGCGTGAATCGGCACGCCCCGTGTGCCACCATGCTGTCGCGTTCCATTTCACCAAATCGGTGCCCGCCATCCCGGCTGCGCCCCTCTGCCGGCTGCCGCGTCAGATTCACCATCGGCCCAATGGACCGGCTGTGCTGCTTGTCGTTCACCATGTGCTTCAACCGCTGGTAGAAGGCAGGCCCAATGAACACGCTCGTCTCAATCTGCTCCCCCGTGAGCCCGTTGTACATCAGCTGGTTGCCGTTGCACTCGTACCCCAGCTTCATCAGCTCCCGTCGGATGGTTTCAATGTCCAGTTCGCCGAACGACGTGCCGTCTCCGAACAGGCCCAGCTCCACTAGAACCATGCCCAGCAGCGTCTCTTTCAGCTGCCCGATCGTCATGCGCGATGGAATGGCGTGCGGGTTGATGATGATGTCGGGACGCAGCCCCTCCGCCGTGAACGGCATGTCGCGCTCCGGAATGATGTTGCCCAGCGTGCCCTTCTGCCCGTGGCGCGAGCTGAATTTGTCGCCCATCACCGGTTTGCGCAGCGTGCGCACCTTCACTTTGCAAATGCAGTAGCCCTCCCCATTCCGCTCCAGGAAGTTGCGATCAATGTAAGACTCCTCGGTCGTGCGATACGCCCGACTCTGGTCCTCGTATTTCAACACCTTGGTGGGGTCGTTCCGGTTGATCGGCACCACCTTTGCAATGATGATGTCGCGATTCTCCACCAGCGTGTTTTCCGGCATCACGCCTTTGGCGTTCACCTTTTCATAATTCCCGAATTTCATGCCTTTCGTTTTGGCGGGGTCGGGTTTGCAGCGCACCTCTTCATCCCCGTTGATCTTCTTGTCCTCGTCCTTCTCGGTGTGGTAAATCACCGTCTGAAACAGGCCGCGGTCAATGGAGCCCTGGTTCATCAACACGCTGTCCTCCTGATTGTAGCCCGTGTGCGTCATGATGGCCACAATGACGGGCCCGCCCGACGGGATCTTGTCCAGCTTGATCATGCCCATGACGCGCGTGTCCACAAGCGGACGCGCCGGATACGTCATAACATACGCCGTCTTGTCCATGCGCTTGTCAAAATTGGTGACATACATGCCCATCGCCTGTTTTGCCATCGCCGACTGGTACGTGTTCCTCGGAGACTGGTTGTGTTCCGGGAACGGAATGCAGGAAGCAATCACTCCAAAGATGGTGCTGGGATGCAGTTCGCAGTGCGTGTATTTGTATTTGAATGCATCGTCCCGGGGCAAATACAGGTCGGATGGCTTCATGGCAATCATGCTGAAATTTTGCTCCTCCGGGTCAATGTATTCTATGACCGCATTGTCAATCCGAAAATCCGTGAGCAAATCATCCCAACCCAGCTCCTTGTTCCGCAAGCGTTGAATGATATCTTTTGTGATGTAAAGACCCCCGGTTTTCCCATTCACGCGCAGCACGGGACGCGTGATCCGCCCCGCATCCGTGCAAATCCGGATTTCCTGTGTCCTGTAATTGAACACCACCGACGTATAAATGTTTATGATTCCGCGCGTTTTTTTGTCCTTGAAGTCGTTGTACAGTTTGGGCGCATCAATTGCGATTCCGACCCAGGCCCCGTTGACAAACACCTTCACCTGGCCGTGCATTTGCGCATGCGTCGCATCCTCTAATGCAACAACATACGACTGTATTTGTTCGCGAATGGTATCGGAGTTGCTGATCGTGGTGATGTGCGTCATGTAGCTGATGTTTTTCACCACACCCACGCTGCCGCCTTCGGGCGTCTCTGCGGGGCACAGGAACCCCCACGTGGTGTTGTGCAGCTTGCGCGGCGGAATGAGCTTGCCGCTCTTGTCAATCGGCGTGTTGATGCGCCGTAAGTGGCTCAAGCTGGAGATGTAGGTCAGACGATTCAGCACTTGCGCAACGCCGACCTTCGTTGAGCTCACGTTCTTTATGCCGAAATCGCCCGTGGACAGCGCTTTTTTGAGACCGTTTTCAATGGTGGATGACTTGATGATTTTATACACATTGGTGCTGTTCAGAATGCTCAAATAATCGTCGGTTGACCGCCATGATCCAGTGTTGATCTCGCGAATCACTTGCTTGCTCATGTCCTTCACCACTTTGTTGAAATAATTGCGAAACAAATTATTCAACAATGCGCCGGTCGTGTCCACGCGCTTATTCACGTATGAATCGCGATCGTCTTGGCGATATGCGTCACCGCTGATGCTTGCCGTAATCAACCGGTTTGTCATGTATCCCAAGAAACACAGCCGTTGCTTTTTGGTGGTGCAATGCGGAAACAAATCATTTTTCAAAATTTCAGTCGCAAAATCGCGTTTTTTCCGCGCTCCCAATTCCTTGTCCACATTGACAGGAGTATACATGACGTGGCTGGTGACCATTTTGAGCGCATCTTCCTGCGTCAGCACCGTGTTCGCATCAATGATGGACCCTTGCAGTGCTTCCAATGCAGCCGCGTCGCCGTTCAAATTCAACAGAATGAGTTCGCAAATGTCTTTGTCGGTGATGACGCCCAAAGCTCTGAACACGACGAACAGCGGCAGTGGCTGTTTGATGCGCGGAACTTGCACGTAAATGGGGTATCCAAACCCGTTGTTTTTGTTCGCAATCATCATGTTGATCTGCTTCGGTGAAATGCACTTGAAATCGGGCACCGACTTGATTTCCGCCAACCAGTTCCATTTGGTGTTCCCTTTGGACACGTTGAAACAGTACACGCGGTTTTCAGCTGCGCGCTCCTGACCCAGCACCGTTTTTTCGCTGCCGTGCATGATGAAATAGCCACCCGCATCGTGTTTGCATTCGCCGGTCTCTTGATGACTCACATGCTGGCATTGTTTCAAAACGCAAATCCCGGATTTCAACATGATTGGCAGCTTCCCAATCGGAATCTTGGGCAGAATTTTGTGATGATGTTGCACATTTTCCAGGTCATTTCCGGTGCGAACAATGATCTGTATTTTCACGTCTATGGTCATGGCCGAAGCATACGTGAAATTGCGGAGTCGGGCCTCCTGTGGAAACATGAGTTTGGTGGCGCCATTGTTCTCGTGAATTTGCGGCCGATAGAGGTTGAAGTGTTTGAATTCCACGTTGATTTCCAGGCGGTGTTTTTTGGCATTCCGATCGTAGTCTTGGTCTGATGCAATGTGCACTGGATTGAACATTTCAATGGTGCGTTCCAGTTGATTGTACACAAGATCATTGTAAGATTCCAGCTGGTGTCGGACCAGCCGTTCCAAATGCCCGTTTTCAAAATACGAACCAATCATGTCCCATGGCTCCTCCACGTATTGGCCAATCGCGGCAGCAATTTCGTCCTTAAGATGTGAAGACATAATCCAAATCCAAATCAATGAATTGCAATGATGGTCGTTTGACCGGCTAATTTACAATTCAATTTTTATGTTTATATTGATTTTTCAAATAATCAACATAAACACATATGCCCACATAATCAACATAATAAAATCCACCCCTCCCTACCTGCAAATGAAGGCTGATAAAATATTCATTCAAATTGCCGCATATCGGGATCCTGAATTGATCCCGACCATAAAAGACTGTTTGTCTAAAGCCAAATTTCCGGAAAATTTGGTGTTTTCAATTGCATGGCAGCACTCGCCCAATGATGCATGGGACAATCTGGACGAATTTTCGGATGACCCCCGTTTTAAAATAATTGACATTGACAGCAATGAATCCAAGGGCGCATGTTGGGCCCGAAACCGGCTGCAGCAACAGTACGATGATGAAGAATACACGCTGCAATTGGACTCACATCACCGATTCATTGAAGGCTGGGACCAAGAATTAATCACCATGTATCAGAATTTGAAATCAAACGGCCATGAAAAACCGTTGTTGACCAGTTATGCTCCATCATACAATCCAAAGAATGATCCGGCCGAAAGAACAAGTCATCCATACAAAATGAATTTTGATCGTTTTATACCCGAAGGTGCCGTGTTTTTTCTACCAGCCACAATTGACAATCATGAAGTTCTAACGGACCCCCTTCCTGCCAGGTTCTATTCAGCGCATTTTGCATTTACCACCGGATGTTTTGTGAAGGAAGTGCCCCATGATCCCGAATTGTATTTTCACGGAGAAGAAATTTCAATAACTGTTAGGGCATACACATGGGGATACGATTTGTTTCACCCGCACAAATCAATTGTGTGGCACGAATACACGCGCGAAGGAAGAACAAAACATTGGGACGACGATGCCGAATGGTGGAAAAAAAACTCTGAGTCACATCTTAGAAATAGAAAACTGTTTGAAATGGATGGATTGACAAAAGACATTGATTTTGGAATATATGATTTCGGGCAGAAACGAACATTGGCAGATTATGAGCGCTATGCTGGAATTTCATTCAAACACCGACGGGCTCACAAATACACGCTTGCAAACAATGTGCCACCCAATCCAGAAGCGGATGGCGACCTTGAAGACATCTCCATCTCATCATTCAAACACCGCATTGACCTGTCAAAAAGCACATTTGTTGAAACTGATTATGATTTTTGGGCAATTATATTTGAAGATGAAATGAACACATCAATGCATCGCAAAGACCTAAATGAATCCGACATACATTCTCATTTGAATGCACCAACCACGATGATAACATTGGATGTGGAATTTGACACGACAAAACCCCCATTTAAATGGATTGTTTGGCCCCATTCCAAATCCAAAGGATGGCTGGAAAAAATAGAAAACAGGTTGTGAATTTCTAAATTGAAATAATACAAACAATATAAAAAACATGTTGCATTATGTAATACCTATATAAGTGTAGTGCATCTACTCAAATGCCGCCACCACCCAATCAACCGGAATCACGTACAAAAGACATCATTCCATCAAATAACATGGTATTTGACACATTATTTGACCAGCCACACATTGTTGGTCCTCGCATTGAAGCGCCCCCCGCCAAACAGATCGTGGTTGAGCGCGTCAGCATTACATGCGAGGTCACATGCATTGCCGACTTGCTGCGCATTGTCAGCGAGTGTCCCGTGGTTGAAAACGTGGAATACAACATCAATGTAAGAGCCTTGCACCGCATTTCGGAGCCGCTGCGCAAGCTGAACGCCATGGTCGGCATGGACTCCCTGAAAGAAAGCGTGGTGGACCAAATCATTTACTTCATTCAGGACCTGCATAAAAATGAAAAAAACAAGGGCGACAAGGGCGACAAGGGCGACAGTGGCGTTTTCAACGACTACATGCACACCGTCATTTATGGACCACCCGGCACCGGGAAAACCGAGGTTGCCCAGCTGATCGGCGCCATCTTCTCCCGCATGGGCGTGTTGAGCAAGAGCAAATTCCGAAAGGTGACTCGCGCCGACCTGATTGCCGGGTATTTGGGACAAACCGCTATTAAAACTGACGACATCATTAAGGAATGTTTGGGTGGCGTACTCTTTATAGATGAAGCATACGCCCTCGGAAACACCGATAAGCGCGACTCCTTTTCCAAGGAGTGCATTGACACGCTGTGCGAAGCGCTCAGCAACCACCGATCAGACCTCATGGTCATTGTCGCCGGATACGAAAAGGACTTGAACGAGTGTTTTTTCAGCGCCAACCCGGGTCTGAATTCGCGATTCACGTGGCGGTTCAAAATTGATGACTACACCCCGGCGCAACTTGCAACCATATACGAAAAAAAGGCGCTGGATTGTGGTTGGGAGCTGCATGAACCGGTTCGCCCCGACTGGTTTGAAACCAACATGGCGTATTTCAAATGTTACGGGCGAGACATGGAAACGCTGCTGTCCCGTGCAAAAATTGCGCATGGACGCCGCATATTTTGTTCCACGGCGCCTGATGAAAAGCGGCGGTTAACGCATGCCGATTTAGAGAGGGGCATGACTATATTTGTTGCAAATGAGGAAGTCAAACAGCGCAAGGCAAATGCATCCGCTGGTGTCTTGTCCACCATGTACTTGTGACCCATTGAAATCAATGTGCAATATGTTTCAAAATATTTTATATTATGAAATATATTTGTTAAAGGCCGAACTTGGAGTAAATAATAAAATGAGTTCTTCAAAAAAACAAATCACGATTGATCCAGGCAGTTTAAGCGGGGGTCAACCCATTGCACACAACCCCACATTAAAACGACAACGAAAAAATAAACCGCAGGCAGCTCTCCTTCGCCCTAGCACTGTGAAAAAAAACTTGCTTGAAAAAATAAAAGATTACAAGCGTCACAAAGAAGAAACGCCTTTGCAAGAACAACCTCACGCGCAAAAATCAGACAAGGATTTGGCCAACCAGTTCAAAATGTCTGCAAATTATTTAGAACAGCTCATCAATAAAAAAAAAGAAGCACGAAAACAGAATAAACCAAAAACGCCAGTTGCAAATCCCGTTAAAACACAACCCACAATGCAGCCCTTTCAACCCACAATGCAGCCCTTTCAACCCACAATGCAGCCCTTTCAAACCACAATGCAGCCCTTTCAAACCACAATGCAGCCCATACAGGTGTCTTTGGATTTGCCTCCAGAATTGCAAATCAATCCAATGAATTTGTTTTATCCCAAACCCATTGACGTTGAACCCGAACCGGCGTCGTCGTCAATTGCTCTGCAACATGCAGAACCAGAATCAGTGCCCATTGCGCCCATTGTTCCTCCTGTTGCTGCACAGGAACCTGTCATGAACCAACTATTACACAATCCATCCAAGGCAAATGCATTCAAAGATGTTCCGTATGGGTGTTTGGTTCATGGAACCAAACCGACATATCGCACATATCACCGAGACTTGCAAAAACACACTCATGCAGATAACAACAACACCGCGCACGCGCATAAAACCATGAAAAAAACATTTATGGATGCTCCAAATCCAACTTCATTGAATCTAAATCTGAACCCAGAAAATGACCCAATGATACAAGAACGACAACGCAAACTGAGAGAATTGCAGGAAAGAGCAGCGGTCAACAATGCATCATCCAACAATGCATTCAACAATCCATCCAACAATGCATCATCCAACAATCCATCCAACAATCCATCCAATGATTCAATCATGTTGGCAAACAATGAAAATGTGTCTCGTCCACAACTTAAACTAAAAAATAAAATCCGGCAAACGATAACCAAAAAGTACACTCTTGGCCGAGCCCCCGGAAGCAACGTCGTCGGTGTGCTAATTAAAAACAATGAAACCCGGCGTCAGGTGCAGCAAGATCATGGCGTCCTGCGCCGAGAGGCCATCGTTGAAATCCGAAAGTATTTGCACGATCACGGACTGCTGAAGGTGGGATCC